GCCAAACCTTTGGTCGGTGTTTTACTGTACCATTAGTTATATCATTGTTAACAGAATTAGCTGCAGTAAATATTTCACCGTATGCAGGAGTAGCATCAGCACCATAAGTAGTCCAATTAGTAGTTCCAAGTGTAACAATTTCATACTCTTGACCATCAATTATTTCACTTGGTCCATAGGTTGTTAATCCTGAAACATTACTGAATGCCAATGTTTTATTGCTAGAGCTTGCAGTGTTCGTCCATGAAGTATCAGAAACTTTAGTATATGTTCGGTTTAATACATTAAAGGCACTACCACTAATAGTAATCCCACTCTCATCACCGCTAAAATTAATATCTTGATAGTGTGTTGTACCGAATCCGTTAAAATCTTCTAAAAGAATACCTTCATCTTCTTGAGTGCCAATATCAAAGTCTTGATTTGGATTAGCGCCTGAACTAATTGCTACACGATCGCCAACACCATTCAAACTGACATTTGCTCCTAACTTACTGTCTTCTATTCCTCCAACTATAGCAGAGCCCTTTAGTGACCAAGTTGATCCTACTAAGTTGAATATTTTTACCTCTCCGCGTCGATCTGGATAAGGTAAACCATCATGTGTTACTTCCGCTCCTTGATTGTGTGGAGCTCCAATAGCAAGAACATTTCCTGCAGCATTTAGACTAATGTCACTTCCTAAAAGATCACCAGCATCATCGCCATCGATATCAGAACCTAATTGCAACCATGTATTTACTCCAGAACCAATTCTTAATGATTGACCCGGTGTCAATGTAGTTGAAATTTTGGCGCCTTTAATTGCAAATTGCAGATTAGCATTGGCTGACCGCTGCGCGGTATTGGTGGTTATGAATTGATCACTTGCACCAAGTTCAGGTAATCCAGCACCTGTTATGACTGTACCAACAGGAATTGTAGTAATATCTGCTGGTACATTTTTTAATCCCAAGATCGTCTCTCCACCACTCGTCAATGTTTGAGCAGTTAGGATCGCGTTAGCTAACGAGTATACTCGTACACTTCCGGAATTATTTCCTCCACCATCGTTTTTAGATGATCCAACAGCAAGTACAAAACCATCTTCGCTCAGCGCATTTACTCCACTAAAATCATTCAAGTTTTCTCCGTAAATTGATTGGCCAACTTGTAAATTGTTTGGACCGTCAAACGAATCTCCATCAAACTGATAAAATTTTAAATCATCGGCTGTAAAAGTACTTAGTACTGGATCAGTTGCATGTACATAAACATTACGGCCATTAAAATTGATGAGTGTTTTTTGCCATCTACCATTATAGGTGTTACCTAAAGGAGATAAAAACGAACTCATATGTTCGGCTTCGTCACTCTGTAAAGAACTTAAACCAACTGAGGTTTGATCGATAAAGTTAGAAAAAACGTATGATTCTGCATCTGTATGAAGAGCAATTCTTGGCTCTCCTGTATCAATAAAAGATCTGCCAATTTTATTTGTAGTTTTATTAAAAAACAGTTCGTGAGAATGAAGAGATTTGTAATCCTTTGCTAACGAAAACAAAGGTTGAATTTCAGTGTTTTCTTTACTGAACCGTGGAAATGCGCGAATGACAAATGAGTGCTCTTCAGTGTCAAGAGGAATCTCTGCATTTACGCCTATATCACCGAAATCAACGAATGAACTTGTACCGTTAAACTTAACTAAATTATCAAGTTGATTAAAGCTAGTACCCTGTCTAAAATATCCTCTAATAGTTTTATTTAATTTAACCGAGTCCCAAGTTTCATTAATTGAATTTAGATTTTTAGTCGAATTAAGATCAAAGACCAGAGAATCAATAAGTGGTGACGTATCGTACAATACAACTTCTTCAACGCTAATAATATTTCCTGTTCCGGTTACATTTCCAGCAACATTTTTTATTTGAAACGGTGTCCAATTATATTCTGTTCCTAAATCTTCACGTGTTATAGATGCGGTGATAGTACGAGTAAATTCTTCATTTTTCTTTCTCCAATCTCCAGAAGAAAGCTCAAATAGCTTTTCTCTTGGATAAGATACTTCTATAATTTCGTCAAAGAATAGGCGGAAAAACGTTGTAATACTTTCTTCTGAACCTTTAAGTCTATAGTATTGTATAATTTTTTTATACAAGGATACTCTATCTATCACTGTAGAATCCGGGATATTTTTAGCAATCTCTCCCTGAATTCCATCTAAATATTTAATCGATACCTTATCAATATCATGTTCATCAATAATACGATTTGTTTCATATGTAGGAAGACCTTCGCTATTAAGATGATTATAGTAATCCTTAATTAAAGATACAAAGTTTTCTGAACCTTCTCTTAGCTGATCAGGAATAAGTTCTTCTACACGAAGAGATTCTGTATTTGCTGCATTATTACCGAAAGGATCAAAGTCTCTTCCGTTTGAAGCAATTGCAATAACAGGCTGGGATTGCGCAGTTGAAATATTTGTATATGAAATTACAGTGTTAGTAAGATTATACGTTGCATACTCTTGGTACATATGGTTACCATAATACGAAGATGTTGGTGCGTTTAAAACTGCATGATTCACCTCGTTCACCGGCATATAAAATACCTCGTTAGCTAATCCCGTAAACGTATGCGAGTGATATGACCCGCTGATTAACGATTCGTCGGTATAAAGAGGATAATAATAACCAGTGAGTCCATTCGTATTCCCACTATTGCTTTGACCTTGTAAATAATAAACTGACATAATTTTTTTTAATATCAGTAGCCGCTGCTACCTGATGAAGAACTACTAGATGATGACGAACTACTAGATGATGAAGATGCTGAGCTACTACTAGATGAAGATGCTGAAGATGCTGAACTACCCGAAGCAGAAGCAGTATCTTGAGGGGCAGTGTTATTAGCTCTTTGTCTTGAGAATGGCGTATAGTCATTAACTCCAGACGAACCAGATACCGCAATTGTATCAACTTGTGGGGTAATAGTTGTTCTTCCAATATCAATGGTAAGAAGTTTATTTCTTTTCGATACTATATCGTTTGATGCTGGAGAAACATATATGCCTATAGTCTCTGTTTTGTTAAGAGGTAAACTATCAATCGACAATTTACCAGTATCGGTATTAATAGTTCCTACATTTGAAAACAGTATTCTCTTAATTCCATCTGCTCCAGTTGTATATGCATATACGCGGCGTTCATTAATAGAACCGATTATAGGTGCATCTTCTAAACTAAGACTTACTCCGTTATACACCCATGAATCTGAATACAATATTGGCTCTTCTTGACCAGCATCTACAAATAAGCCCATCTGAAAATCAACTGGTGTAGATATAAGTTTACCATATTCGAGGACTGCTTTTTTGTATACGTATACTCGAACAAACGAATTTATAATTGCTACGTCTAAGGCATCTATCAATCCAAGCAATTGAGAATAGCGGAATACACCGTCAAACTTTTGTAGATAGTTTGTATTAAAATCATTCAGCAATGTTTCAATAAGACTAGAAAGCTGACCAGTTGATAGAGAGGTTCTATTTGAATCATACTTAAATAGAACATCTAAATAAATGTAAGTAAAATCTGGATCGATAATAACCGGTTCAATACCAATGACACGCTTCGCTTCGAGTTCTTTAAGAAGATATGTCTTATCTAAATCTGTTAATGTAGGAGCATTAAATGGTTTAATCGATGCGTATACTTTACCATACTGAGGAGGATCATTATCTTCTCCTCCCCACACTGATACTGTTTCAATGTTATTTAAAATCTGGCTAATTAAAGTTTTATAATCACCTGAAGTAACAGCTCTATTTTGAGTTATAAACGATAGTGGTGCATTTTGACGAATACTTTCGATATCTTCTTTTTCACTGCCGTTAGTTGCTCCAGATAAGGTGACAATAGTAGGTGAAACTGAACCTGGACTTGCCCAAGTAAATGCGTTAGCACCATTACCGTTTTTCCCCTGAGTACTTAAATATCTAATTTTAATCACACTAAGAGAAGCTGGCTTTTTACCAAAGACATCGTCTCCAAATTGAATTTCGTAATTGCCATTATAATTCTCGTGCATAAAATATGCAGCAGTTGCTGGACCAACATTTGAGAGGCTTTCGAATAGCGCATATGATTCTACAGCTGTAGAATATTGATTGTCATATACCTCAACGGTCATATGGTTTAAATCAATAGAAGAATCTTCGATAATATATTTTTGATCAATATTACCAGACTCAACTACAAAAGAGATCTCTTTCATTTTTCCCTGATATACAGTTATTTTGTTAAATACATATAGTGATTTAATTTCGTCAAGAGTTACGGTATAATCATCAACCGTTATAAAGGTATATGTTACACCATCTACTGCACACGTGAGAGTTTGTCCCTTATAAAGTGTAAATGTAGAAAGGTTACGATTAGCAGATGAAGCAAACGATAACGAAATTGTTGCCATTGCAGCTGACTTACTTCTTGGTGTGTATCCTAAAAGCTTTGCGCGTGATACAACATTAGATCTAATTTGTGCAGAATCAATAAATGATTCATTCATGGCATTATGCGCTACAACTGCATTATAATGTGTGTTATATGCGAGTATGTCTAATAGCTGATTAAGGCCAGAACCCTCAAAATCCCAATCGCTATATTCAGCATCAGGCTTGTTTCTAAAATAATCTTTAAGATTCGCTTTGATTTGATCAAAGTCTAGTTCTGTAACATTAAGTTGTTTCATTATCGTAAGCGTTGTAGGTAAAAATTAATTTCCTCTCTTTTTGGAGAAAATATAACATTAAAGCCAATTGTTATATCATATGCGTTTCTATCTGAATTATCTGTTACCTGAACGCTGTGTCCGCTTGTTCGAGGCTCATATTTTTTTAAAACATACAGTATTTCTTCTTTAATCGCGTTTGAAGTAAAGGTGTCAGCAGGCTCAAATAATAAGGCAGTTACATTCGAACCGATATCCGGATGAAATGGTCTTTCGTTAAAGTTTGTTAGAATTAAATTCTTAACCGCTCGTCGCACTGCGTCTAAATCCTTTATGCCTGCTATATCTTTTTTTCCTGGATGGATACCAGTAAAAAACATTGGAAAGTCTTTATACAATGTTTGCATTGCCACCTTTCCAGTAGCTGGATTAATATCTGATAGAGCTCTCGACATGTAATCTATTTATACTAATTAAGGAAGATATTCGGTGCAGTAGTTGTTTGATTTCCACCGTATGCTTCTGTACAAGCTTGACCAGTTGATTGATAAAGAGTCTTTCCGATTTTTTCTGTAGCTGCTCCAGTAATATCAATTTCCTGATCGAGCTTCACTTTATGTACGTGTTTACCACCGATATGTTCAGTCTTATTACCGGTCACTTGGACATTCCAATCACCTATAATTCTAGTATTGCATCCTCCATCAATTGTAAGATTGCATCCACCTTCGATATACACATTCTCTCCTTTAGCAACAACCCTATAGTTTTTGCCGACAATCACCTCTGTTTTATCACCTATTGGAGTAACTTCAGTGTATGTTCCAGTGCGGTGAATAGTAGATATTCTTTCTTTTCCAGGAGTTACATCGAATTCAACAATGTGGCCAGCTTCATCTGCATCGTCTGCTCTTTCATAGGCAATCACGTGATTCTGTGGGTACGTTGGAGTCATTACATCGTCGATCGCTGGAAATTTCCATATTGCTGGTGAAGCACCAGTTTTAGGAGCTGTTGTTGACATCGCAGCCGCAGCAATAGTTATTTTTGGATCGTAATCTTTCCTTAGCAGATCCTTCTTTGTATAACTAAATCCTTTTTTATATTTTTCTTCTTTGACCTGTGCAGAGACTGGTGTGTCAGGAGTATTAAGCTTATTCTCGCTTGGATACCTCTCGGATGGATCAGTAAATCCTGATTGATAATCAACTGTAGACGTTATAGATGGGATAGATCCCATAATAACAGGATCTTGGGCATTAATGCCATCTCGAAAGAAACCAATAACCCATGTTCCTCGTAATAGACCTGTTGCAGATTGACCTACACCTGACATCGATGCTGATGTAACAGGTAACATCGTCATTGCCCATGGCAAATCTTCAGTAGGTATACCTTTTTCTGTTGTTTTGTCTGCATTGTGATATCCGTAACATCTTACACGATATCTACCCATTTCCATTGGATCATCAATGTCTTCGATCACACCTGTGAACCATGCAAATCCACCACCATTATTAATAAAATTTTCTGGGTTCATGATTTATTTATACTTCAATTCCAAATGAGTCTTTCTTTACCCGTACCTCTGAGAAATATTCACCATCCTCAAACATGTGAGTTACCGAAGTGATTAAGTGTCTTCCAGATAGGTGTTTATCCCATAAATCTCGAGCACTCGTTGGTTTATTTGCCATATTTGCCAATAGCTCTTTCATTATTGCAGGATCTACAGCTTTTGGAAATTTCAAGTTAACAACTGTTCCAGGATTTAAATCAAAATCACCAAAGAGTTTTATATCATGAGACACTGACTCTAATGCTTCTTCAATTGCACGAGTTTTACCCTTAGTCTCTTCTTTTAATTTATTATAATTTGAATCTTCTTCTCCGTATGATAAGTTATTAACTGATGTATGTTCAAGATGAGACTTCGGCATTAAGTTTAATTTTTCTCCATTCACATCGAACTGAGTTGATAGCGGAGTCTTTTGATTCA